CTGCTTTACCTTGTTTTACCCATAACGCAATCTCCATTTCTTTACCATTTACGTTAACCTTTCCTTTGTAGTCTGGATGGTTCTCAGCTTTCTTGTTCGTGTTTTTGAAGATTGCTCCCGTGTTTAATTTGTTTTCCATTTAAAATATATTAAAAATTACTGATAAAGTTAGTGCTATCAGTATTGCACTTATTAAAATCATTGTACCGTATGCAGATAGTTCGTTTCTGCTTTTATCTTGGCGGCTTGGTTTCCATTGTTTTTGTTTCATAGCTTTTTGTAGTTATCTGCGGTGTCCAGATATATCTCCCATTCTTTAGGCGTGTAGGTTGACATTATATTAAATTCTGATTCTGTTAATCTATCGGTTCGATATTTCTCGATTCCTTTCGTGTACTTTAAACGGATAGTGAATGTCCTATCCCAAGTGTTTGGTTTAGCTATTAGTTCGTAACTCATCTTATTCTGATTTATTTAGTTCGTGTTTTACTTGCTTCTCGGTAGCCATCGCTGAAGCCTTTGACTTCTATTAAAGCAATATCTTTTTTAATTCGCTCCAGATACAAAGTTGCATCCATTAATTCCTCTTGCAAATGGTTAATCCAATCATCCAGAGTTAAATCATTTCTATCCAAAGTTGTTTTGTACTTTTCAATTCCAACTCTTGAGCGTTCAGCATATTTTGCTAGTACGCTTAAAACTATCTGATCTGTTATTTCTTGTTCCATAATTAATTTAGTGGTGCTAATGAATCCAAGTATTCGTCTTTCGTTACTTCTGTTAGCGTTACATCTATTCCGTTATTAAAGTGAACCATATAATGTACATTCATAATTTCTAAAAGATCTTCAAATGTGTCCGCTATTAATTCAAAGTGCTTGTTTTTAATGCCAATTGTTCCTAAAAAGTAACGATCGGTTTTCTTCATTTCATTAACTGGTTATAATATACTTTTGCTATTTCAATCTTTTCTTTTGCTTGTTCAATTCCTTGCTCATCGTAATCAATCTCAAATACTTTTACTCTTTCGTTTTTTGGTATGTGATCAAAGTTATGCTGGGCTTCTACGTAATCCCTAACCTCTTGGCTTTCCCCAATCAGATTCTGTTTCCAATGTTCTCTGCGAATCTCATCCTCAAGAAGTAAGTAAGGCGTATTTACTAAGCAGTAAGTAACTAAGGCTTTTTTTCTTCCAGTCATCCACATATACGCTTGCATTTGCCAGTAGTAATCCTTGTTTGGTAATTCAGATTCAAAGAACGGAAACGTATGTGCACTCCAGCTTACTTTAGTATCAATTATCAAATCCGTAGTAACTACATCCGGAGTTCCTTTAATCCAATCGTTAGTGTATTTATCTTCATTCTTGTAAATAAAGCCAAGATCCAAAACTTGAGCAACTAACTGGATTGCTTCATCTTCTGTTTGGTTGCCTTTGTCCGTATATCTGGAATTAAATTCTTTGTAAATTCCGTATTTGTCTTGCAATACGACTTCTTGAATATAACTCTTTGCAGTTTGAGAAAGTACCTCCCCAGCTTTTCGTGAGGAGGTCATTAACTTTCCTAAAGCACTTGCTCTAACTTTCATAACGCATTAAGGATATCAATTTGCCCCTCAGTTAGTAAGAAAGATGCTTCGAGCTTTTCTCTTGTATATTCGCCTTTTGATATGGCAGTTACTGCTGCTTGGAAACGCTCTTTATTAATTGCTGGTAATTGCTTTTCTTTCTTTACTTGTTCTCCGGCTGCATCCGTGTCTTTGTCCGTTACTAATCCCAAAGCTGAGCTGAGTGCGTAGCGGCGGAAATAAGTAACCCCAGATCCAAAGCTCTGATAGTCATTCATACCTTTTAAAGATACCGTTGGAATCTCAGTTCGGCTTTCAATACTTTCTCCAGATTCAATATGATAAATAATAGTATCAAGATAGTTTACTGATTCTTTTGAGTTAAGGAGTTGAGTAAATCCTAATCCGTGTTTTTTTAGTAACGGGTTAATCTTGTCAAAGATTGCTGGTAAATCAGCATATGAATAGCCGAATCCTTGCGTGCCTTTGTAAATTACCGGTACCTCTTGCTGAAATGCTGCCAGCGACTTAAATAGATGTTTCATTTTGTTTTGTTTTTAGGGTTATTATTTGTTTTAATTTTTTTTCAATTAGCTCTGTTCTTTCTGATCTTGCTTTCATTATCAATCTAACGATTATAGGCAGATCATTGTAGAAATTTTCGCAGTTAATAATTACTGTTTTCTCATCTGATATTAAATGAAGTTCTCCGTTTTGTTCAAAAATGGTATGCGTATTGTCTAAATAAGTATATTCCATAGCTTAAATGTTTTGGTATGCTTCTTTATAAGTATCAAAGAATCCTTCTTCTCCAGTTTCAAAATTGTAGGTAATGTAATCCACATCTTGACCAAAGCAAGAAGCGATTGAAATTCCGTTTTCTAATGCGATATAAACGTAACCGGATTGCTTATTAAATCCACATTCCATAATATCCTCATCAGCAGCATAATCCTTGTATGCTCTTTGTACTAAGATCCAGCTTTCTAAATCTGATCCGCTTAGTTGTTGAATTAAGTCTTTTGTTTCCATTTGCATTTGTTTTTAGTTGTTTATTGAACAAATATAATATATATTTTCAATATAAAAAACATTCCGAAAAAAAATTTTAACTTTTTTCCAGCTCTTTAATCTTTGACTTGTAGGTAGTTATAAGATCTCTTAACTCCTCCCTTGTATATTTAGCTGATTTGTGAGCTTTTTCGTGCAGTAGCATTAATCTTTCTCCGCCTATTCTTTGCTCAATTCCTATTTGGTACTGGATTAGGTTTCCGTGTTTCCATTGGTTACAAGCTACGCATTGTCCGTGTACGTTATCTTCATCAAACGTAACTGCTTTATGTCCTCCAGAACTAAAATAATGCCCAGCGTCAAATTTATCTGTTAACGGTGAGCCACAACTGATGCAAGGTTGAGCTTTATCTCTAATACGGATATACTTGTTAAATACTATTTGAGCTGCTTTCATTAATTCTTGCACAGTTTCAATTTCAGCTTGCATTTTCTTTTTCGTCTTTTTCCAGTTCTGATCCTTAGCTTCAGCTACCCAAACTTTTACGCACTCTGCTTCTAAGCAGTATTTTTGATTCCAACGGATCTTAGTAAATACTTGTTTGCAATGTTTACATCTGGGCATTTTTACTTGAATTTAAAATATCTAAAACTAATTGGCGAGGTATCATTGAACGTGTATAACTACCTTTTCTGCCTTGCGTTCCGGTTTTGCTTCCTCTTGGTGCAGATTGATGGTGGCAATTTTTATTTCCATTAAAACATTCGTGTTTTGGTAACCATCCTTTTGGGTTGAAAACTGAGTACAGATTATTTGTAAATATATCAGTTGGTTTTGCTCTATCATCTCCATAAGTACAATACCAAACAGTTGTTCTTTCAATACCTTGAACAAATGGCATTTTACGCATCATTCCTCTTGGGTTTTCAATATAAAATTTAAGGTTTGGGTTTAACTTTAAATAGTAATTAATTAAATCTATTTGATGAAAATTAACTGCATCGCATTTCTTTGCATAATCACTAATTGGTTCTGTTCCGTTTCGATGGTGGCTAATTGCAGCTATTGAATAAGTTGTACAATCTGGGCTTGTCCAAATTACATCCGGAATAAAAGGTATATCAGATGGTTTTAATTGTTCTATATCAATTACTAAATTGATGTTTTCATAATCAGTCCAATCAACTGAAAAAACTTCAAATCCTAATTCTTCAGCAACTTTACCAATAGAGCGGCTACCGGCGTGTAATTCTAAAATCTTCATAATTGTATGTTATTGTATTTAATTTCGTCTTTCAATATCCTTAACTGCTCCAAAAGTAAAATATTTCTACGTGCCAGTTCTGAGTTTTCACGACTTAAGGTTATAATGTGATCGCTAAGATCAGTAAAGCTATCGTATGCTTCCAAAAGTTCTTGCTCTGATTGCTTTGCTCCGTTGATGTAATCCAAAGCAGTAGGTTTATCTTTTTCAATCTTTTCCCTACCAAACTTAATGCGTTGGTAAATGCTCCAGAGATTAGCTTTTGTCTTAATTATTTTTAGTGTTAAATCCATTAGAAAGGTGTTTTTAGTTGTACCGGTGGTTTTACTCTGAAATTCTTTAACGGATCAACCGCATTAATTTCAAAGCCAATTCCGGAGTTAAAATTACAAATAATAGGCTCATTCAATAACGTATGCTTTCCTCCCGTTTCCGTGTCCTTGACTTTTTCTACGTTGATCCAAGTTGAATATTTCCATTCTGGGTGCTTAATTAAACGGTGTATTACAAACATATCATCACATCGGTTTAGGAAAGCCTTGCCGCCTTCAA